TAACATTTTAGATAATAAATCTTTTTGATCATATAGCTTACCGTCTAATAATTTAATTTTCATAACTGTTTGTGTGTTTAAATACTAATGTTATTTTTAGTGCTTGTTCGTTGCCGTTAAATTCATATTTTTTATCAGCTAATTTATATTCATATATAAAACCAAATAAATCTACCTTAATTAAACTTCCTTTTTCAGGCACTGTACCAAACTCATCATATAAAACACCAATAGTGTCGTAAACTGATTGAGATACTGCATCACTGACTTCCTCTACTATTTCCGGTAAAATCTCTATCTTCATATCTTTTTTTTATTTCTTGTATTTCATTTAATGCTTTGTTGCGCTGTTCCCTATACTGTGATACTGCACGCAAAGCAAGGTCTCTGTCCCTTTTTAATTCTATAATATGAAACTGTATTTCTAAAAAACTATCAATTACTTTTTTTAATTCATCGTGGTTTTTAGCTTTGTTCCACTTATTTAATACACCAAGTACATAAAGTATGTTTGTATCACACTCTAGTTCTTTTAGTGTTTCTAACTTTTTATACGACCCTGTTAAATCCTGCATCATTGTTTATATAGCTTGCTTGTGATTCTTCCAGTAAATATACTTCTTTATCTTTTTTTTGTTTAGTCCATAGTGTTGTGTCAGGGCAGTTTAGTTTATCTAACACAGGTATATCTATACCGTTTAACCAAAATATATACATACCTTTTGGGTCAAACACACAGTATAATTTATGTACATCTTCATCAATTGCCATTAACCTATCATATTTACTTTTTTCTAACATTTTTGTTTTATAATACTTATACCTAAATTTCATTTCAATTACACACTTTTTATTTTTAGGTGTAAGCCCTTTAGCGTCATAGTGCTGGTAATCACCACCGCACCATTCTAGCTGCCAGTTATCTAAATTTAATATATTCACTACTACTTGTTCCCACTCGTGTACACTATTTATATCCATTTTCGTAAACAACATTTATGTCATCTACGAACTGTTGTATTTTACCAGCCATCTTTTCACCTCTGCACGTACACAAAGTTTCTAATGGATGGTTATAGTATTTAGCGTGTAGATGCTCTATTAACCTTAATTCGCCTTGTGTTATTGTGTTGTTTTTAACGCCTTTAAATTTTGACCACTGCCTGTAATCGTTTTCGGTCATTTTTAATTGCTTGCTCATCTTTTAATATTTATTTTTACTTTGTTTAATTGTTCTTGTCTTTTGTCGCAACCGCAATCTTTGTAGCCAAAAAGTTTAGCCACCCAAGTTGCAAAACGTTTACCTTGTCCAAACGTTACTATGCTAATTATTTTTTGTATCAAATCCCCTAAACCAATCATAATTTTTAATTTTACTTTGTATATGTTCTTTAACTTTTTTGTAAGTATTCCACAGTGATACATAATTAATATTTGTTTCTCTGCTTAACACTGATATTTTTTTACCTGAACTTACAACTTCAAATACCATTCTGTCGTACCAAGTTAACTCGCTTAAAATTTTTTCAAACTCTTGTTCAAATTTTTCATATTCAATATGTTCTGGCGCTTTTAAAACTTCTTCAGTTATACGCCATTGGTTATAATCGTTACGCATAATATCAGGCATAGGATAAATGGCTGCTCTTTTTTCTTTTATACGTAAATGTAAATACAGGTGGTATAGTATTTTGTAAACATACATATAATTTATATCATTTTTATATGTTAAGTCCTTACCTTTTTTTACCATATCATCTATTTTTATATATGCTTCTTGAACAATATCTTCGGCAGTTGTTTCGTTGCAGCCAAATGACACAACAATACGTATCCAATCTTTATGTTTCTTAAATGCTTTTTCAAGAATCAACGCTTTTTAATTAAATGTAACAAATTTTTACCATCTAAACTAAAGCCTACATTGTTTGCCACTGACTTTAATATTATTGGTGTGTCTTGCGGTGTTGGCCTTCCGCCACTGTCAATCTCTTTAATTTTTATTACAGATAAAAAAGAACTTGTCCATAACTCTGGGTGGTTTGTATATCTGTGTAATATTAAAAAGTTATCAGATTTATTTAAAAACTTCCCTCCACCTTCTGCACTCCCTGCGCTAGGAGGTGTTATATAATTAGCAAAAGGGTGGTTAGAAGGGTGCCTGTGTCTTAATGCTTCTGTAACAGCGTGTGTTACTAAAAATATACTACACTTGTTACGCCTAGTAAATAAACGCATATCACTCATTACAGCATAATCGTACTCGTGCGCACCGTGCGACTTCATTGTTTCTTTGTCACGTAATAAGCTATTGTACGGATCTATCATTAATGCGTGATAATCATAACTTCTTTTTATTTCAGCTGCTTTTGTTAACAACTCACCAGCAGTATAAACTTCATCAATGTCAATGTACTTAAAATGTTTGTCAACCCACTTTAACTTAACTAGCCAAGTATCTTCATCTATTTTATTAAATGGTAGGCCTGTTAAAAACTCTACTAACTTTTTACTTATACTACTTGCTTCGTTTTCTGCACTAAATATTAAAAACTTTAAATCATATTTTAATGCGTACAATAACAATAAATATAATAACGTAGTTGTTTTACCTGTACTTGCGTGGCCTAAAACTATATTAAAAGAATTAAATTTAAAACGCCAATACTCATCAATAGTATCAATGCCTAATGCCAACCCTTCTTTTATTTCACCACGCCTTATAGCGTTAAGTTTGTCAACCTGTGATTTATATGTTACTAAATTAGAATGGGAGGTCATCTTCACTAGCTTTAGAGGTTACAGCTCTATCAGGACTATGTTCCTTGCTAGTGAGCTCTTTTTGTTTTTTCCATTCGTTACTGTCTAATGAACCATACCATCGTTCAGGTTTGTCTGCCTGCGGTTTAGCTTGTTTTATAGTCCATTTTAACTTACCATTGTTTTCTTTAATATGTTGTATAACTTCTTCTTTTTGTAAATACAATAAAAATTTATATACATCAATATCAATTCTACCTTTATGGTATTTTGTGCTAGGTGGGTTACAATATACCCCATATATAAAATTAGGTTTTATACCATCTCTACTGTTTTCTGGTAATTCTAATACAGATAATTCTGTTGTCTTAAATACACTTCTAATACCGTGTATGATTTCTAATATTCTGTCAGCCATTTTAATTAGGTTTTTTAGTTAGTAATTTAAAGTATGCCATAGTTAGTTGGCCTATAGATGATAACATTTTTGTTTGTGCAGCTGCTTGTAACTTTGCAGTTGTTTCTGCTAATGTAGCATTCTCGTCAGCTTTTTTAGCCTTTAACGTTAATGTTTTTTGCCAACCCTCACTGTTGTAAGTAGTTTCTGCAAGTTTAGCTGCTACTGCTAGCGCTATACTATCTTCTTTTGCCATAGGCACTTCTTTTTGTTCTGAAGCTGGTGCTGTCTGGTTTTGTAGTTGTATTGTTTTTGTCATATCTAATTGTCCGTATTGTCTAATTTTATTATATAATTCTTTTTCCGTTAGTTTATACGCAACGGTATCGCCTGTTTTGAAAGGAAACTCTCTATTTTTATTTTGAGGTGTTTCTTTTATATTAAAAATAGGTAGATGCCCATTAGCAAATTCTACTTTATATTCTGTTCTAGTTACTTTGTCAGTACCTTCCCAGCTTTTACCTTGCGTTATCGATAATATTTTTGATTCGTAAGGCGCTTTGTCTGTTATAACTTTTGTTTCTGCCATTGTTATTTATATTTGATTGTCTAAATGTTTTTGTATTTTTTCTTGTAGTTCACGTGAATTTGGTATTTCACCCATATCTTTTTCTAATTTAGCTACCATAATATTTATAAGTTCTGCTAAATGTTTAACGTATCTACACTCTTTTTGGTATAATTGAAAATACTTTGTACGTTGTTTAGTAAGTTCTTCAATTCGCTCTCTACGCCATTTAAGTTGGTCGTTTACAAAACTGTCAGCGACTGGCTTTGTATTAGTAATTAAATTGTCAATATTCATAATTTTATTTTTGTTGTTTACGTAAAGTTATTAATTTTTTTTTATAACTACCAAACATTTCTTCAATTATTTTCGTATCTATTTTTTCAGCTGTTTTACTTTTTTGTATTAATTCATCAGCTGTACCATCGCCAAACATACCGTCGATAGCCTTACCATACTCATACTGTAAGCCATTTAAAAAACGGTTACAATACTTGCACTGAGGGAATACATTCATTTCATCGAAGCGTGTAGCAATATGCCTACGACTAACAAAATGACCAGCATCAATATTTTTATAATGAAAAGTTTTTTCACAGGTTATACATTTACAATTACCAGCGTGATCTGCATTTTTGAGCCTTACATACTCACTAAATACCCTGTCTAATTTTTTTATTATTTTACTTCGCATATAATATTATACTAAATATATTTATAATATATATAAAATATTATAATATTATACTATAACTTTCTAGCTTTTTCAAAACTACGACCACCAAAATATGCGCCTATAATAAGTAATAATATTTGGTTGATATTATCTAATTCGTAATCTAAAAAAAAGCCTGCTGTATATACTAATGTAAGGAATACTAATGTTAAAGGCCTAACATTTTTACTTAACCAAGAATCGGACATAGCGTCTGCTTCCCACCTTCTAGTCACAGCTAACATTTCTGCTTCTTCCAGTTTAAGCATTTCTAACGCTATATCTTTGTCTTGTTGTGATAAAGTATTGTCTTGAACAATTAAACCCTTTAAAGCGCCTAATAATCCTCTATCTGGAATTACTTCTGCTAGGTTTTGAAACAGACCTGACTTCCCTAGCAGGAACTGGCCTACTTTGGTTTCTTTGAACTTTTTCCTTTTTTTGCTCATAAACTACTTTTTCTTTTTTAGGTTCTTTGTATTCTATTAATTCTTGTTGACCGTAATCGTTAATTATGTTTCTAAATACTAAACCTCTATTTAAACCTTCAACGTATGT